GCATTGCACCATTGATAACAATATTCCTTCGCCCACCAATCTGACTATTGGTTAGGACTTCACCCATCTTTGCTAATTCTGCTGCTTTGGTCATTCTGCACTCTCCAATGCTGTAACTCTGCTAATCAAATCAGCAATCTGTGTTGCTTGTGTTGCATTTTCTGTTTTGAGGGCAGTTACTTCTGTTGATAACTCTTGTATGGCTTTTACAAGCATAGGTATTAACTCTGATGGTGCTAGTCTTTGTCTACCATCTCCATCTTCTTCACCCTCTATTTGCCACATTTCAAAACCATTTTTGATTTCAGAATGTTTATCTATTACTGCTTTTACTTCTTGTGCAATAAATCCATGTTGTACTTTATCACCTCTGCCCATAACTCTTTCATCAGAATCAGCAACATACGATTTATGGTCAGATGGTATGTCTTTTTCTTTTTTCCATTTAAATGTTACTGGTCTTAAATCATTTATAAAAGATAATCCTGCTGTAGATGTTGTAATTTCTTCTTTGTATCTTTCATCAGATGGTGCAGTTATAGATGTTGCACCAAAAGCTATGTTAGAATCAGTTACATTGTTCCCAAAAGTAAAGTTACTACCACCTACTGATGTAACATTATAACCCATCACAATCATAGCACCAGTATCGTTTGCATCACCATCTGTAAAAGAACCGATAAGTATATTATAACTACCAGTAGTCATTGGAGTTGCATGATACCCTGCATCACGACCAATATAAATAGAATGGTCTCCAGATTGATGACCTGCTCCTGCACCATGACCTACAAAAACATTATTAATTCCATCTGTTACCGATGCACCTGCATTAGTTCCGATTGCAGTATTATTAGCTTGAGTTGCACTACTATTATTTTGCGTAGTTAATGCTCTATATCCAACAGCAACAGAATTACTTCCTTGTGTGTCTGATGTTAAAGCAAGTCCTCCTATAGCTACGTTATAGTCTGCATCAGTGAGTGCATCACCTGCTACACCACCAACTAAAGTGTTATAAATTCCTGTTGTTAGTTGCTCTCCTGCTCCTGCTCCAATACCAGTATTGAAAGTGTTGGTAGCAGAGGTAAAATTTTGATTTGCAAGAGCCGATTTCCCAACAGCAGTTGATAAACTACCTTTTGTATCTGCACTAAGAGCTTGATATCCAATTGCTACGTTGAAATCTGCATCAGTAAGTGCATCACCTGCAGTAGCACCAATTAAAGTGTTTTGGATTCCTGTTGTTAAATCAAAACCAGTATCATATCCTATAGCTACGTTATTCATATCAGCATTGCCACTAGGATTCTGTGTAAATAAAGCACCAAAACCAATCGCAACAGATTGGTCCCCAGCTACATTTGTACCTAAAGCATTTCCTCCAATCGCTATGTTTCTAATTCCTGTAGTAGTTGCATCTCCTGTGGCATACCCAACAAAAGTATTTTCATCACCAGTGGTTATAGCTGTTCCTGCTTCATCTCCAACTACAACATTTCTAATAGCACCACTTGCTATGGCATCTCCTGCGTTCTCACCTATTCTTACATTAGATGTACCACTTGTAGATGTTATTATCTCACCACTAAATGTTGTATTTCCTGATACACCACCTGCTAATGTAACTGCACCATCAAATGTACCACCATTAGTCTTGCTTACTGTATCTGCCACCGAAAAAATATCATAAACTATGACCACCAAGAGGTCATCTGCCGATGCTCCTTGTGACAATACAACAGACGTACCACTGGTACTTGTATAGTCTGCACTTCCTAGCAGAACACCATTCTGAAATACATCAATGTAGTTTGTATCTGCATAAGATAGAGTTACACCCTCGCTACTAGCACCAGTAAATATAGTCTGACTAGCAGTAGCAGTATAGGTATGTACTCGTCTTACTCCATTGCTTGGACTTGTTCCTATATATGGCATTGATTATATCCCTTGTGATTCCACAAATGTTTTATAATTAGCTTTGACTGTATCTGTCCATACTGCATTGGCTACTGCTTGTACTTCGGTAGCTTCTTTGCTTATGTCAATGTCTGTGTGTGTCCATTTACCATCTTTATCTTTTGACGATGTGCATGGCTGTAAAATATGCCTATGCCTTGACCTGCTAATCTCTATGTCATTTTCTTTAATAACTGTATCTGTAGCTATTTGAACATTCCAACTACTTATGACTTCTATTTTTCCTATTACTATTTCTTTAGTTATTGCCATTTTTTCTCCTATCTAAACTAAATAATCAAAAGCACCATATATATATCTGCTATTACCAAATTCATTAAAACTTACATAAGACGCACTTCCACCAGTTTTTATAAAATACAGTTGAGAATAACTACTTGGCAAATATAACATACATCTAATATCAGAGCTTGAATTATCAATCCAACATTGTCCAACAACAGCAGGAATAGCTTTATGAGCAAAGGGTAAACCTCCTAATATCATTGGTGCTGTGTTACTTGCTGAGTCATTTCTTTGAAGATAAAATTCTGCATGAACAGAATTTCCTGCTTTTGTATAATGTGCATTAGGTGAAGCAATAGTAATAACAGTACTTCCATCATGAAGAGATGGTGTCCAAGTACCTTCTTCATAGTCATCAATCAGATTAGATGCAGTAGCAGTAGTCACACCAAGATGAACACCTTTACTTGATGCACCAAAAACAATGTTATCTGACAAAGTAGATACACCAGTTACACCTAATGTGTTTGATAAAGTAGTTGCACCAGTTACACCTAACGTACCACCTACACTAGCATTACCACTTATCGTTGCACTATCAACACTAATAGACGTAGGAAATACTGTTGTTATTTGATTGCCAAGATAACCCATTATGTAATCTCCATGATAGATAATGTAATCGATACCTTGTCTGCCACAGAACAATCTACTTGTAATTTATCAGTAGTTTCTAAAACAACTTTGTTTCCAGCTAATATTTCTAATGATGATCCTACTGGTATAGGTGCATCTTTTAGTAAGAATGTTGTTGTGTTTGTAGCTGCTCTACCACCACCACTTGTATCAGAAACCAACTTTACATCTGCTGTTACCTGGCTTGTATGAACATTTGCTATAACCATTCCTAATACAACAGTTGTCGTGCTACTGGGTGTAGTGTATAAATCTTCAGGTGTTCCTGCACTTGCAGGCATAACATCATGTGATACTACCTTAAATGTATTTGGCATTTACTTCTCCTATCCTAAAGCTATTGCAAGAGCAACTATATCATCAGTAGTTGCTGCTCCAATATCACTTGCTAATTCACTTGCACTTCTACCCTCAATCGTTGTGCCATTTACCCTTAGAAAATCATCATCTGCTACACCTGATGTAAATGTAGCAACATTACCACTAGATATTCCTGATGTTGGTAATTGTGATGTAAGGGCAAGTGTTCCAGCAGTAGCTGGTAAAACTACAGTTATGTTACCTGAAAAATCAGAATGTGCTGGTGCAGTGAACTGAACATAGTGTGCATTGCTTGATTCACAGTATAAACGTATATATGATTGTGAACCACCATTCTTGATTGATATTGCACCCTGGGATATATCAACACCAGTTGATCCGTCTATTCTGACAACACCACTACCATTTGGTGTTAATGCAATGTTGCCATTACTTGTAGATACAATTTCATTACCATTTACATCCAAATCTCCACCTAGTTGTGGTGTGCTATCTCCTGATACTTCTGTCAAAGATGTCTGTGTTGTGATTTGCCAAGCTGAACCTGAGTAAACTTTAAGTGCGTTTACTGACGTATCGTAGAATAAATCACCAGCATTTAGTGCATCACCATCATTGTCTACTGATGGCTCACTAGACTTTGCACCTAAATATACATCATCAAAATTATCAAGAATAGTAGCTGCACTTGTTGCACTTGCTGCTGCTGCCGTAGCACTATTCGCTGCATTTGTTGCTTGCGTAGATGCTGCACTTGCACTTGTGCTTGCATTTGATGCCTGAGTAGATGCTGTGCTTGCACTATTTGCTGCGTTTGTTGCTGATGTTGCTGCTTCACTTGCTTTTGTTGTAGCTGTTGTAGCAGAAGATGCTGCTGATACTGCATCAACTAATAATGCAAAATGGTCTGTATCTGTAAGACTATCTCCAACAACAGAAGCTGCCACACATATATAAACATTGTTGAGTTCAGCAGTAGTAGTTGATTTGATTATGTCTCTTTCAACATAGGCTGCTGTTGTTACTGTTGCATCTGATCCTTTGAAAGTTCCTAATTCTTGCGTAACAGACAACTCTCCTGAACTGTCAAATGCTAGGACCTTACTTGCTCTATCTGTTGCTCCTACTGTAAATTCAGTAGATGTCATAGTGTTAGTTCGTGATAGTTTTATTGTTCTATCTACTTCTTCCTGCATCTGTTGACTGATAAATGTCAGCCTATCTAACGCATCTTCGTGTGTAGCAGCAGGAAATGGATCGTTTGCAACATAGTCCGTAGACTGTGTCAGTGCCATGTTTCTTCTAATAACAACAGTAACACCACTTGCAGGAGCAGAGCCAAATACAACATTACCACCACTGGCATTACCAGCATTTGTCACTGTATAGTTTGTTGTTAGTGACTGTACTGTTTCAACGCCTGTGCTTGATCTAAGTATAACAGTTAGGTCTGCATCAGCGAATATTTTGAATCCGTATGCAAATGTTGTGGTACTTCCGTTACCACTATAACTGTTTTTTGTGGTCGTACTACTTACTGTCATATTCACCTCATTGTTTGTTTTTACAATATTTTTTGTTTTTTAACAAGATACTTATTCAAAAGCAGAAACTATATTCAATCCTTCTTTAGCTAATAAAATCATACTTCTGTAACTTTCATCAATCATTTGTCTTTTATCAGTAGCACTAAATCCATCATTGTTATATATCAATCTTATTGTTGATTGTATGTTTGACATGGCTTCTGCAATCTCGACAAGAGGTAATTTGTTATATTCTGTTTGCCTAAATACTTCTTTTACTTCTTCAAAATTCAAATCTTTACTTAATTTTTTTGCAGTAGTTACTCTATCTTTTATTTTGTTGTACTCTTTGTAAAATCTTGTTATTGGCTCTGCACCCATACTTGGATGCCTTACAATAAATGCTTTGATAACAGGTGTATCTGCTAGAGTTTTTGCTGGTTCTATAGGCTCTTTGATAAGTCCAAGTTTTTTTATTGCAACATCACTCAACTCTAAAGCATATTGTCCTAAAGTTCCTGTCCAACCTCTAATAAGATGATCTATTTTTGCAGGAGATGCCATTGGAGAATCAGCAACACCTATTGCTAAATTCAGTTCTGCTATTGTTTTTCCTAAAAGTTTTGCTGTAGCACTTGTATATTCTGTATATTCATATTGAGAAAGCAAAGGCTCTACTCTTCTTGGAACTATTGGTCGATCTGAGAATAAACTCCTATTTGCGTAAAATTCAATGAAAGGTTTTATGAAATCTGGTATTGGTCCAAGATTAAATAGATTATCTTTGCCCATTTCTGCAAAAAACTTTGTTACACTCTGAGGGTCTTTTTCAAATGCAAAATCTAACATCCTTTCTGCACCTGTACCAAACAATAGTCCAGGTTCAAAAGGTTTAGGTATTCTATAAACAATTTCGTTTTCACCTTCTCCTGTAATGACTATCCAAAAAAGATCTTTTTGCCATTGTGGTAGTTCTCTGTATGTTGGGTTATCGTGATTTACCGACCACAATAAAATACTTGGAAGTGTAATTGTAGTAAATATTGCAGCACTTGTCTTGACAGGTCTTTGTTTAAAAGCATCAACTATCTTCACATAACCTTGTAATCTAGCATTGAAAAAGGATGTTATTCTGTTCCAACCTTGTATTTTATTACCCATTTTTGCAAAGTCTATGGTTATGTCTCTTGCATCAAAACCACTTTTTTCAACAACATCACGATCTGTCAAACGACCTCTTTTTTTGTATGCGTCAAGTGAAATTTTATATTGACCAATTCTTGACCCACTCTCAAAAATTTCTGACAATATTCGCAACATCTCTATCGGATTAGACACTTGATTTCTTACTTTACCTTTTGTGAGTTGTGCCTTCAAATCTTTTGAAAAATATCTTCTATCCATACTTATAAACATAGATTGCATAGCACCTGATCTAGTCCATTCTTTGTAAAGATTTGTTTTACCAAGCATGTGCCAAAAACCCATAGCCGTATGATAGAGTGGTATAAAGTTTTTATCACTAAATATAGCAGCAGAAACAGTATCTCTTTGAAAATTACGCAATATAAAATCAGGAGACAGCGTTGATCCTGCCCTCAAAAGCCTTGATGGTGTAGACAAAAATCTCATCAAAATGTTTTGTGATGTTCCACTTGCATCTTTGAGTGCTGTAGCAACCTCTGTACCTACTTCCCATACCTCCCTTTTACCATTTCTAAAAACAACAATCTCTGATGGTCCTGCATCCTGTGAGTTTCTTCTAAATACAGAAAATCCTTGTAACGCTTCAGGTTTTATCGCACCAACATCTTCTAAAACTTTTGACAACTCTTCTACTGTAACTCTTGTTTGCTTGAGTTTGCTTGGTACTTTACCCATTTCTGGAAAAACATCAGGTGTCTTTTCGATCATCTCAACAAATTTTATATTTGTTCTGTTTCTTTCTGCTAGTGTTATGAAATGGATTGTATTTAAATGCACACTTTCAAGTGGATTGATTATTTTTTTTTCACTGCCTTTAAAAGTTTTGAGTGGATTTGTAATACCTTTACCAAATTTTGCATTTGCATCAGATAAACCCTCTTCTAAAACTCTGTAGAATGGCACATAATCTTTGTTTGCTTCAAATATCTTTGCAGCAGTTTCTTTTGATATGATACCAGAATCAACAAGATATTGAGTTAACTTGCCTTGATATTCATTTAACTCTCTAAAAGTTGCTTCGTACTTGTCATTAAAATTTTTAACAACATCTCTAGCTGCTGCTTGATCTATACCTGTTTTTTTACCTTGTGCTTCTTTTTCAATGCTTCTTTTTGAAACGACATAAGATGTAAAATCTTTGTAATCTTTTTCAGTTTTTATTGGCTCAAGTATTTTTAGTAAACTTTTGCCACCATCTAATTTAAGTGTGTTTGCCTTGAAAGTTCCAAACTGAATAAAGTGCATGGCTCTTCCAATCATCCCTGGTTGTACTCTTGCTTGCACATAAGGATCGACTGTGTTCTCAAACTTATTACCAGCTTCTCTTGCTTTTCTTACAACACTTAATATAGGGTGTAGTTTATCAAAGTATTGAGTGACTATCTGACTTTTGATGTTAGTTAAACCTTCAGTCTGTTTTGGCATCTCAAACTGGATTTGCTCGTTTACTTTGTTGACTGATTCTCTTGTTTCAATAGTTGGTTTTTCTACCTCTACCTTTTTTTCTTGTGTTAGAACACTTTGTTTTGGCTCTGTATTTGGTTTAAAAGGTTCAGGTTTCTCAGAGCCTTTAGGGGAATCTCTAAACTTTTCTATATTAACTGAAGCAGCATCTTCTAATTTTCGAGGTTCGTTAAGTATTTCATCAACAACTTTGCTATGTGTTTTGTCGGTTTCTTTCACTCTTTGTGTGACCATTCTTGCACCTTTTTCTCCAATGCCGAATGTTCCTAAAACAAGAGCAGTATTTATGAGTTCATCTCTTGATGGAAGCTGTCCTTCCAATATTGTACCCATGCCTGTAAATGCACCATACTGAGCAGCATATTTACCCATCAAAGTTTTTGCACCTACCCAACCAGGCAAAGCCATAGCTGTTCCTAATGTGAGACCTGACTTAACACCCTCTTTGAAACCATGATCTATGAATATATCCCACCACTCTGAAAATGTATTTACTTGTCCTCTTTGTAATGCTTCTATATACATACCTCGTATAGACTCATTAACAAATCCAGCAGTTGCACCACCAGCAAAAACATTACCACCTGTTGCTGCTGTTCCAAGAAATCCTGCTGGAAGATATACAGGAAGATCAGCACCAATATTAGAAATACTTTCAAACCATCTTTCTAAAACACCTGTATCTTCAGGTTCAGGCAACAAAGCATTTTTTGCGTCATATCCAACATCACCTTTTGAATGATATTGTAGGGCAAGATTTATAGTAGATTTACCAACACCTCTTTCCCAATATCTTTGCCACTCAGCATCCTCACCGACTAAAAATTGTTTAGTTTGTTTAACATCTTTTGTAACTTGCTCTTTCAATGCACCTGTTCGGAACTCTGCTTCATCCTTAATACCTTTCCATATTGATTGCCAATATGTTTGAATAGGCTCTACTGTTTTGTTTTTTTCTGTATTTGGGAAACCAAAACTATCTGTCAATTCATCATCAGGAAACCCAGCATCTTTTAAAATTAAAAACTCTTCCTTGTTTTTTTCTTTTGTTTCTTCAGCATTATATCCTGCATCATTTAATATGAGATTTTGGAGTTCTCGTTGATTCATCTCTGAGTCCTGAGTTTAAGCCATACTGGATATTTACCACTTGTAAACCATAGTTGATAAGGTCCTGAGTTTAGATAGTCTTGTTGAGTAAAAAGATCTATATTAGTAACACCAATTAGTCTTGCAACCTCTTCTCTTGTAGGTGGTCGAACTTGGTCAAGAGTTAAATCGTTTTGATTATCAATTCTTAAACTGTTTTGATAGTTTTTAAGTATTTCTTTACTTGTTATTCTATAAAAATTTTCGTCTTTTAAAATATAATCATTACTTCTTCTATCAAGCAATGAAATTGCTGACTTCCCTTCTGCTAATCCTCTTTCAAATCTTTTTCTCATTTGGATAGAAAAGTCAAAAAATCTTGCTTCACCACCATTATCAAACTGCCTATATATTTTTGTACCAAGAATAAGATCTTTATTACCATTAAGAAATTGACCAAATAATTTAAAATCTCCTGCTGTATCAGGTTTTTGAAAAGAATTTATATCACTTACTAATGTTCTAAATGTAGCGTTATCAATATCATCTCTTTCAAGAATACTTTTTGCTTGTGTTTCACCCTCAATCAAAAACTTATCATTTATTGATCTTACTTCTCTTGAAACTATTTTTTCAAATATTCGTCTGTAAACTACTGGTGCTGTTTCATCAGCGAAATTACCATCAACATTTTTCATTAATATTGTTTGTAAATTGTTTCTCAAAGTTGCACCACCTGAACCCTGAAACTCTAATTTTTTAATTTTATCAAAAGTAAGTGTGCCATCTAAAGCTGCTGGGAGATTATCATTGAAAATTGTTTCATTGTTTTCTCTTATCTGATTATTTTTTTCAAACTGTCTAAATCTAATTTCAGATTCAACTTGTGTTGCTTTCTGTTCTGCAAGTGCAATCACTTTACTCTTTTCACTTTCAGACAAAGTTTTCCATACTTTTTGTTTATCTTCATCACCACCAAAAGTGCCATCTTTTACTTCTGATACTTTATCATTTATAATAGAACTGTTTGTATTTGGCTCTCTGTTAAGGTCAAAATCAACATGATTACTAAGTGAAGCAATATTATTATTTGTTATAATAGTTTTTTGTTGTGTTAAAAGTGTTGATAAAACACTCCCCTTTGATGTTGAAAACTCTTTACCTGACTTTGATGTGATCTCTTTTTGTATTGTGTTTAAATCTGTTATTGATGTTGAATTTGTTATTTTGTTTTGAATTTGACTAACTGCATCCTCAGAAGTTTTGTTCTTCAAAAATGTTCTAATTTGTGATGATGTGTATGATATTGGAATACCTGATACTTTTGCTTCGTTTATTGTATCAATTATTTTTTTTCTTTTGATCTCATACTCAGGGTCTTTGGAGTTGATTGACCTCAAGTCAGACAAACCTTTGTCTATATTGCTATCAATTTTTGTTCCTGCAATTATGTTTCCACGATTAAAAGCATTTTGTTTTGCCTTCAACTTAAAAGAGTCAAAAGTTGATGAAAGTTTTTGTTTTAAAAGATTCGATCTTCTTGAATCATAGTCTTTATCAAACCTTCCTTTAAATTTGTTTATTATTTTATTAATTCTTTCTGTAGCATCACCGACTGTAGTATCTTTTGTTTGAAGTTCGTTTGATCCTGCTAAATCTAAAAACTTAGACTCCTCTTCTGCTATTATGGCTTTATCTTCTCTATCTCTTTCAGCCATGCCAAAATTAAAAGCTATTTGTTGTGCTGAGTCTGCGAATGATGCCAATGCTTGTCCAGGAGCAGCAAACGCACCTGTATTGGCAGCAGGAGACAATGATCCTGTAGCTAACTGTTGCGTTGTTCCTCTTCCTTGATTATATATTGGTATTTTTGCCATGTTACACCATCATTGCTCTTGAGCCACTTTCTAATAAACTTTGATAAGCCTTTGTTTTTAATGCTCTTGATCTTGCTGCACCCTCTGTTCTTAATAAAGTTGCAGCAGCTATTTGTCTTGTTTGTTCAATGTCAGAAGCGTACTGAATACGCAGTGCATCTTTTTCTGTATTAAAATAAGCATCAGCCAAGGCTAACATTGGACTGCCACTCATAGTTATACCAGAAGTAGCCGTTGCAACTCTTTGAGTGCCAACTAATCTTTCTGATTGTTTTCGTAAATTGTTTTCTTCATCAATTTTTGCTCTTTGCAAAAGTATAGCTTCATTTTCTTCTACTTGAGCATTATACTCTGCTGTTTGTTTAGCTGCTCTGGCTGCTGCCATATTCCCTTTGTAACTTAGGAATCCTGACCCTGCTATTGCTGCTACTACAAATGGATCAGCCATTATTTCACCCACGCATAACGAATATAATCTGCACCATCAGGACCAAACTTCTTCATTATTCCCTCTTCCTCAAACTTTAGCCACTTTATAAATCTAACAGCTTTTTCATCATTTGAACATATACTTGCTTGTAGTCTAAACAGATTGTTCTCTTCTATCATAGTCATTATCATCTTTTTTACAATCTTAGCCATCCTATACGGAAACTCTTGTCCTTTGACTCCTAGCACAAACCATGCTTCTGCTACACCATCCCACAACAAACTTATACCACCGATAGCTGCAATGATGTCTTTATACATAGCAACATATCCATTTACCTCGTCTTTACAAAACGCATCTCTGTGCGATTGCAAAAACTGAAAGTCAGTAGCTATAGCCTGAACATGATATTTCTCTAGCTTTTCAAGTCTAAGCATCAAAAGTATTTGACCTCCTCATTATCGCAAGAACTGTCATAGGCAAAGGCTGTGATTGCTGTATTACAACCTGTGCTTCATTCTCATATCCTGCTGGAAAAGATATTTCCTTATCTCCTGTAAACATTGGTACGGCTGTGTCCATAGCCATACTACTGTCTCTAAATGGTATTCTATCCAAGTTACTCACATCTGGTCCTAGTTCTGCACCCACTGTATCAAGAAATCTTGCAGTAACACCATGTATTCTTTTAATCTTGCCCTGTGATGTACCATCATTTGCACCACCTTCCAACCTCAAAGTTTTTATAAAACTTGTATATCCAAGACCTATGTGTGCTTTTGTAACTGATCTATCTAATGTTATTGATCCACCTGAGACTGTTTTGTCTGCATGTGCAGAACCATCTGCAAGTATTTGTACTGACTGCCCTTCAAGGTGATTAAGTCCTGTGATTGTTGTTGTGGCTGATCCTGAGTATGTCAATCCACTATCAACAAAAAAAGCATCTGTAATATCTGATCCAAAGTTTATTGATTTAAGAAATACTATGTGTCTTGTTGTTACACTGTTTATTGTTAGTTTTACACTTAGATAAACCTGATCTTCTGCACCACTAGGTATAGCTGTGATACTTTCTACAACACCACTGCCACCAAGAACATGACCATGCCATCCAACAGTTCCATTTGCTCTATCGTATGTAAGACCTATCAACTCACCATTTGCACTTACAAACCAAAGTATCAACTCAGGCTCTTGTTGCCATATCATATCTGTCAAACCACCTCTAGTAATGTGATCTGCAAGCACAGTCAAATCTACACCAAGTAATCCATCTGTATCTAAATCAAATGTAATCTCTTTAACTTTCTCTGTGCCTTTCTGCACAAGTATAGTTGAGTTTCCTGCTCTAAGTGGTCTTACCTGTGATGTTCCAAATGTTGTTTCTCTCAAAACATTTACATTTGTTGGTGTTACTGGTTGTGTTCCTGTGCCACCTGACAAAGTAAACTCAGCACTTGTTGTAAGTATCTGAAGAAATCTACCTGGCAAAAGATGTTTGATAACATTGACTTGATCTGATGCTATAGTGATATTCACAGCATCATCATCATTTATACCTGGTGTATGATTCTCAAAGTCAGCAGACACACTGCCAAATATACTTTGTGGTTGATGTGTTGTTCCTGCAAAGAATAATCTTTCTTCATAAAAAGCTAATGCCTTTGGAAAGCCACGAACAGAACTAAATGCACCCTCACTCCACTTTGTCGTAGGATTACTTGACCCAACTACTGAAGCTGGTAGTGTGCTTTTTACATCTGCTGTTACCTGTGTTGCACTTGTAAAACCAGTAATCTTGATAAATCCAGTACCACTATGTAAAAACTCCCAGTCTATATCACCATAAGTCTCTGTGCCTTTTGTGTGGACTGGTGCTGTTGTGCTACTTGTATGTGATCCTGAGTTTGATTTCTTGTAAACATTATCACCATTACGAACTGTAGCATTTTGTGCATAACTTGTTGATGCTGCCCACGCATCATGGTTTACCTCTATGATTTCTCTAAACCTGAACAATGCTCCAACATGACCAGACTCAAACGTATCTGCTGATGCAACTATTGTTATACCTGTGCCTGTAGTCGCACTTGCATACAAAGTAGTTGTAGTTAGGTTTTCATCTAGGTAAGGACCATCTGTAAAATCTATATCTGTAAGTGTAAAACTTGTTGCTGAAGTTCTTGTAAGTTTTGCTGGTTCATGTGACTTGTGAGCAATAAACAATACATCTGCTGACTGTGCAAAGTTAATCTCAAATATCTCAGTTACGCTATAAGTCGTTGTAACTTCTACTATTTTTCCACTTGTGCCACCTGAAGTATAAGTTGTAAATGCAGAACTGTTTATACCTGATAGTTGAAATGTATTTGCAGTTTTTCCTGCAACAGTAAACTCACGATTGTTTACCTCTGTCATGCCTACAACACCTGATATAAATACTCTATCACCATTGTTATAGCCATGAGATGTAGCTGTAACTACTGCTGGGTTTGCTTTTGTTATGGCACTTATAGTTTTTGTTGCTTCTGTAAGAATACCACCATCTTTGAAGAACCTTACATAGTTTGCACCAAACTCAAGCACATAAGCCTGCTCATCTGAAAACTCAAAGTTGACTAGCTTGACTTTGCCGTTGTCTTTGGATGTTCCTGCAAATGTTGTTCCAGGTCTGCGAGTAATGCCACCTGACGGAAACACCAACATATTCTCTAGTGTATCACAACCCTCACTATATTTCTGTAGATCAATCCTGCCTGATAGTTTAGGCGATAGTTCTCCTGCTCTGAAATTAGTTAAGATTGTCGATACTCTTGCCATACTACAACCTTACGTTTGTAAACTCATCAGCCACCAATTTGTCAGGTTTTCCTTCAAGTGCATCCATTGCTCTTGCTTCTTTTACCTTTTGCTCATACATACCATACATTGATTGTGCAACTGTTGTGCTGCCTGTGATTGCATACGCTGTCTCTGATGCAAGTCTGTAGGCTATAGCATTTGACAGTAGACTATCAAACTGTTCCGTATCTGTAACTCTTGCCAAGTAAACTATTCTGCATGTTGCTTCATCTGAAAGTATCTTTCTGCCTTCTATCTTGAACATAACTTGACTATCATAAGGCGAAATCTCTGCATCTACGTTTGATGTAAAGAATGACAAGACACGCAAACAAAATGGGTCTGTTGGTAAAGTAAACTGATTGGCAAAACCAAAAGAAGGTGCTGTACTATCTGCTGCTAACTCTGCTCTTTCTATCGCACAGTTCCAAGGATGTGATCTAAGTGTTGCATCTCTTACTGTTGCAAACCTTCTGTTACAAAGTCTTGCTTCTTTTGAATTTTCTGTAAGAGCAGTAATAGTTGCTGCACCTAATAAATCCATAGCTTCATTACATATATCTACTACTGAGGGCATAATTAAACCTTTGAAAAAGGGGGATTGCTCCCCCTCTTAGTTAGTTGATTACATACTCAATGATAAAAGACATATCACCAGCAGTACCACCTGTTGCATTAAATGTTGCTGCAACATAATAGTACCCACCTGGGTCTGTAGACTCTCCTGCATTTTCGTAAACTTTAGCACCAATAGTATTAATATTGGCAGCTTCAGTTCTTAAATCTGCAACGGCTGTAGTTCCGTCTGCAACTGATGTTGCATAGAAATCTTCATCTACAACTGTTCCGTTAGTCTGATAAAGTCCTACATTGAAAGTACAGCTTCCACCTAATCCATCTGCTGCAACCTTAATTGCAGTGATAGACGCATTACTTGGAATCGGAGCAAACATAACAATATCATTGTCTGTACTGTCTCCTGCTGCCAAAGCTATCGTTCCTTGAGCCACACGCAAAACGCCATTAAGCTCTTGTGAATTACTAGCAACTTGAGGAGTAGCTTCAAAATTAGCTACAAGTGTTGAATTTTTTGTAGTCATTTACTTCTCCCTTATGCTGACTCATCACAGTCTATCTGAACGACTTTTTCTTCTTCCATTCTCGTAGCACCGATACTCATGCAATAGTAGACCTGAGTTGCGTAACCTTTGTCACTTCTCTCGTCTATTCTTGCCATCACATCTTTACCAATCGCTAATGTAAGACCATCCTCTGCCCACGCAAAACATGAACGGATGTTGCCAGTCTTTGATAGTCTGTTGGTTACAATGAACTCAAATCCCATGAAGGTATTGATCTCACCCTGGACAAGTGCCTTGACTGTGTTGAAGTCAGAAGATGTTACATTTGTATCTCCTAACAACGCATCAATCTGCTCTGGACCAACGGCTATATATCTTGGGATTGAGGGATCAACTGATGCTAAGTCAAGAGTCTTTTTAGCTGTTCTTAACTTTGCAACTGTCAAATCAGCACTACCATTTGCTATCTGATTTCCAGCTAACATGGTTGTGGATGTTGAACCAGTCTCACCTGTAAACGCAGTTCCTGTTGCTGCTTCAATGATAACATCATCCATTGATCTTCCCATAGCTGCTGCTGCTGCTTGAGCATAAGCACTTGTTGGATCAATAAGCATACGAACTTTGTCTTGCTCATCTATGAGATCTGCGAACTCATAGTCTACTAATGACACTCTTCTTCTAGCATGAGGAGTATCGATTTGGGGTGTATCAGAATGGCGAGTTGTACGCTTTTGAGCAGTAACTTTGCCGATCTGATCGAAAAAGGCATTTTTTCCTGTTACAGATTCTACCCTTACAGCATCTCTCAGTAATGAACCCATTTGCTGAGAAAGCATCTGCACATTGGCAGAATACTGTTGGACAAATGCCGTAGTTACGTTTATTGACATTTTTTTCTCCTGTTAATAACTACGTTTTCATTTTAACTACTTTCGAGGTGCTACCCTTTCGGACACTCCTAGGATTTTCAGACTCGTTAGGTCTATCGTCTTTCCGATTGCCAGAAGGACTTGATGGCAAGCTACCCTTCACTACCCACTCGTAATATATATTAGCGAGTTCTTTGGGATTCTGTAAGTTTCTTTGCGTTCCAAACTCTACTGCTAAACGCAAACACTCTAATCTAATTTCATGCTGCTCCAACTGTCATCTCATATAAATCTTGTACTTCTTTAACTGCTTTCTCTCTTGCAACTGGATTTTTTCTATCCCAATAAGCATGAGACTTGTCATTCATTATAGTATCAATTCTTGACTTAGCATCAGCAGGACTCATTCTATAATTCACAGAGTTTTCTGATATTGTATCTTCTTTTGTAACAGAAGTTTTAAAATCTGCAAAGTTTGCAAACGCTTTGATAAATGCAGGATGATTACCAACCTTAGTACCATCTTGTAAAACCATGTCCAACAAATCTTGACCAGCTATATCTGCAACTGCTCTGTTTGCTTGTGATACCTTTGCATCAAAGTCAGCACCCCACTCAGCTTTTAGACTTTGTTCAATCTGTTGTCTTTGTTGCTCAGAGTCTTTTGACATTGCTTCTGTTGTTTGTTGAATACTACTTCTGTAATAATCTAATATACCATTAGCCTGTGTCTTTGATAAACCAAGTTTGTGTGCAATATCTGTGTATGTATTGACATCTCCCTCAGTTAGTATCTGACCATCAGCTTTTATTTCATAACCACTTGGTTGTTCAGGCTTACCTAACTTTGTATAAATATTATTTAGATCATCCTCTGTGGGATTTTTTGGTAATGGTATTTTATCTGCACCAATTAATCTTTGTGCGTTTACAAAGGAAAGTCCTAAGTTTCCTACGTCATTTATGCTTTGTAGACTTGGATGATCTCTGATTTCTTCAGGTAACTGTTGTAGAAACTCACTTCGAGATCCACTTCCACTGGCTAATTCAGCAGGAGTTTCAACTGGCACACTAGGTTGTGTTGGCTCAGTTTGGATTGCCTGTTGTTCTGTTTCGTTCATTTGTTTCCTCTTCTAACATATTTAAAATGTGCAAGTATACTGTTCTCTTGCCTTCTTCAAAAGCCGTTCCGTTACTATCGTTCTGAACGTATGTTGTATTACGATAATTACATCTTGCTTCTAAATCTTGTAACACCTTTTTTCCACTATCGGTAGTAAAAACTTGCCGATACATATATTTAATAGCTTCAATTTCCTTGACCACCACCTACCATCCTTACTGCTTGTGATGCCTGTAAAGCTGTATTTACATCTTCCTGATCCTGTTGTCTTTCCATTTGCTCCTGTTGCATAATCTGTCTTTGTTCTCTGATTTCTGCAACTTCTGCATTTGTTTTCAAGACACTCTTTGGAACACCTAATGAATCTGTAACATGTCTGACAAGACCATCTGCATCTAAATGATCTCCAACTGGTAAACTCTGTGATAATGGTAACAATATCTCTAATGCTTTCATTGTTGAGTTTAGGCTTGTTGACTTCTGTACCTTTGCAAGTGGTGATACATATTCGATATCTATGTCTCTGCCTTGCAGTATCTCTGGTGGTATAGCAAGCATTTCACTTCTAAGCATCAACGAAAACACTCTATCAATCAAAGGCTTTAACATCTCATTCATCAATCTTCCAAGCACAGGACCTATCACTCTCATTCTTTCTTCCTGTCTTTGCACAACTTCTGTGGCTGTCATGTTTGGAGATGTGCCACTTAGTAACTGGTCAACATAGAAAGCACCTCTGATTGCTTCTCGTCTTTGTTGCTCCATATTCAAACCAATAGGTATGTTAGCACCTGTATTCAGTGGTGATATTGTATCTCTTGTACCTGATCTAAAGAAGTTTAGTCCACCTGGTTGTGTTCTAACTGGCAAAATGAAGCCATCATCAGGAACTAATAGTGGAGGATCTATTTGCTTTTGTGCTGCCTGAATGATGGTCTTACTCATTAGGTTCAACATTTTCACATCAGCGAGAGCCGTCATGGCTGGGGAGCGACCCATGATCTCTCCTGTGCTTTTTAGAAAACGAGGAACAACATAAGGAAACTCCTCGAAACCACCAATAGACAAGAACTGTTTTGTCTCCATATCAATATAGAAAGATGCAAAAGGCATGTTCTGATTATCAGGTTTATCAGGATTCCTGTTCATCCTTGGCAACACCACATGAAGCAACTCTACTTCTTCATCAGGTTTTTGCTCAAATTTCTTCTTGATATATTCCGTTACATTGTCCAAGCCAAATCTTTGAATGACTTGTCTAACTGGACTCTTGTACTTTCTGAATACAGTATCAACTAAACCAAATTGATTTTCCTGTATAAAAAACTCTGATATGTGTCTTGTAGAAAACCTTAGTGTTTTATCTTCCATCTCGATAAACATACAGCCAGTACCAAACACAACTAGGTCTACATACATACCATGCACTTCTGTTTCAAAGTTTGATCTGTTGAAGGCTCTCATCATACTCATTGATGAACTTTCAAGCCATTCACGCACCTCATCATCTCTACCTATGTTTTCATCTTTCATATCCAAATGAAACCAAGGTGTAGCACCTGATGTAAGCATACCATGCAAAGCTGAAGATAATAGATCAACAGCTAACTGTGATGTACTATCAAATATATTCTCTGATCTTTTTTCACCACGACTTCTTTTTCTTACAATGTCAGACTTTTCAGGCAACATAAAGTCAGCTAGTTCCTGATAGTGTGTGTTCCAATACTTTCTGTAAGTCTCAAGATAATTAAGTCTGTTGACTAACTCTTTTGCAAAATCTGCCATTTAATACCCTGACCCTGTTAATCCTGGTGTTCCTGTAGTTGTTGATGCAGAACCTGATGTCAAACCAGTTACTATTGTTGATCCACGACCTCTTCTTCTTCGTCTTTCATCTGCAACATTCTCTTCAGCCAAAGCTGCTGCTCTTTGTGTATCAGCATCATCAACCATCATTGGTGGATCAGGTGGAGGTGGTGGTGGAGGTATATTTACTTTTGGTCTTAAAAATGACATTTGCTTCTCCTAAACTACTGACCTAGGTCCTTTACCTCTTTGTAAAGCACCATATCCTTCAATAAATGTTCCAGCTTGTCCTGCTCGTTTTGTTCTTCTTGTTCCTCTTGTTCTTGTAAGGATTGTTTCTTGTTCATCAGGAATAATCTCAGGTGTAATCTCAGGTGTAACTTCAGGAGTCACATCAACTCTTTGCACTGGTGGTGGGTTGTCATCACTTCCTGAAGTACCACCCCCTATAGGATCAAAGTCTGGATTACCACTAAATACTCTACCACCAAGAAAGTTTTTTCCAATAACACCTTGATAGTTACCTTTATCATCAGTAACCATCTCACCACCTCTTCTAAGTTCTCTTGCCTGTTGTTCTTTGGAAAACTGCGTTACAAGAGACAATGCTCCTGCACCTGGAACAGCAGCATCTAACAATTTGTTACCTGTTATTGATGCAGCCTGTGCTTCTCTTTCTAATTTTTGTGCCTGTAAATTTTCTGCAAGTCTTGTAAATTCGTATGGATCTTGAACACCTGACTGTGCCATTGCCTTTCTTTCTCGGTCTGCTTTTTGTTTTGCAATACCTCTGACATCATCTTCAACACCCATTCCTGAACTGTTGCCATTACTACCACCCATGTCTACCTCCTTGCAGACTTGACAAAGCCAAGTTTTTTATTTCTCTGTCTGAGCCAAAACGCAACCTGATACCCTTTTCTCTTAAAAAAATATCTAAAATGTTTCACTCCTTTTAAGGTATAATCTTTTTTTGAAATAAAATCAATCATCCAAACATCTTTTCCACCACCTTGATAACCACCATGAGGGAACTCTCCTGTTTTCATATACTCATCTAATTGCTTTTTATTTGGAAAACCCCAAGTGCCAAACATAACAAGTTCATGTTCTAATCGTATTACCTGATACTGATTTAACATCACTGGCACAACAATACATCTGCATATCTGTTCCAAGTTATACGTCTTATGCAAGTCACTATACTGCATCAAGATCAGTATATCTCGCAAATCTTCATACTTACTCATGCAAAAATATTATAACTATTATCAGCAACAGCTTGTGGTGGTCTTGTATAACTCTTTCTATTCTCAATACCTATAGCCAAATATCTAAACGCATCTGCTGCATGTGATGTATAGTCATGCCTTGGCTGATCCCTAAACCTCTTCTTCTTCTCATCCCACTCTTGCCTGTATTGTTTCATCATCTCAAGACCTAGATGACACTTATCCCTGTCAAAGTAACACTTTGGCATCAACAATCTAGCAGCATTGATACCATCAGCTATCTTCATCTTCGAAACCACCTTGAAACGTATGCCAAGACTAAACGCTGTCTCCATCCGTGATTTGCCAGACCCCAACTCTCTAATTTCAATATCATGTGGAGCAAGGTGGTCTCCATAATGATAATCCTTCTTTCTAAGGACCTCTGCATAATGGTCCAATCCAAAACCAGTATTCTCATAATAGTCGATAACATTTACTGCTCCTCCTCTGTAAACCTGTGCAAACCAAATAGCTGTTGAATCATTGATACCTAAATCCCAAGCTGTATGCACTGGCAACGCAGGATCATACGGCACTCTTGTAATCCTGCCTGCATCTTCAGCTTCTACAAGTAATCTTCCATAGTACGCACCAATAATCGCAGCCGTAAACGAACATTCATACTCCTGCTCATACTGCTCTAACGTCATCTGTGACTTGGCAGCATCCAACTCCGTATCTTTTACCAACTGCGTTTCACTAGCCTTGGCAATCTTCCAATACCAATAATCACTTCCCTCTTCAGTCTCATGTTTAGCCTGAGTCAATATCTCATAAAAATGGTTATGACCATTTGGTGTACCTAGAAATATAGCTGCACCCTCTCTATCCGATAGTGCTGGTCTTACAACCTCCCCCCATACCCTAGGATTCTGCATCCCATACTCATCAAACACACACAAGTCCAAGTAAATACCTCTTAACGCATCAGGATTTTCACCTGACAACAACATAATCCTACCACCATTAGGAAAGTCTGCCCTCAGTTCAGTCTCATTAAACGTAACTCCTGGTATCACACCAGCATAATACTTTACATAATCCCAACTAATCCTCTTAGCCTGACTAAACGTAGGTGCAACCAAAGCAACTCTCGGTCTTGGCAACGGACAAGTCAAAGCATGTTTTATCATGTGATTGACAGCAAACACAGTTTTACCAAATCTCCTGTGCATAACAAGCACATTCCATCTCTTCAAGTCTCTGTGCATCTCTGCCTGTAAGTCTCTAGGCTTATATGGTATCTTTACTTGCATCTGTTTCCCACACTATCCTTATCGCACCATCAGTTAACTCAACACCTGTCCTTTGCTTGATCTCACCAAACTTCTCTGGTAACACCTTCTGCACCTTCCAGCGAACATGCGTGGCATAATCCCTCAGTAAGTTAGGATCGTACATCTTACGCTTATGCAACGTATCTAAGAACATAGTCTCCAACTCCTCTAAGGTTTTCTCAGCAGATTGCTTCTGTGCAGTACGAACTACATCATTTAACTGCTCATCCTTTGCCATGTGTCTGTAAAAGGTGGCTCTGCTAACCTTTTCGTCTTTGCAAGCCTGATACAGACTATATCCGTCTGTAATCTTGCTTATTATCTTGTTTTTCTTGTATTTGCTAATCGTCATTGTGTGTTTCTATGGTGTTATTAATACATATATATAGACGCTGGCGTCTGTTTGGGGTGTATGCCTTTTTATATACTCCCCCTATGCTATGCAATGCTTGCTGCTGCAATATGTTTTTTTTGTTTTTGCTCTGTTTTGTTACTATGCTGTGTATCATTGTCTCAATATATAGCAATAAGAATATAAACTATCCTTACCTATTATATATATACATTGCAAGTATAACTTTTTTCTGCTGGAAAAAATAAAACAAACTTTTTTTATATTATTAGTTGACAATAATAAACCTATGGTATACTTATATTATTAACAACTATGAAAGGTAAACTATGATTAAGAAATACAATACTAAAAAAGAATACATTGCAGCAGTTGCAAAGTATGTACCTGACCAAGACTACATTAATTATTTGCAAGCATCTAATAAAGATGTAGTTGTTGAATCATATCAAGAACTCGTACATTCAGAAGTAATCACAGAATATGCAAATTAAAAACCAGGTGCAGCAGCAATGCTGCACTAAACAACTATGAAAGGTAAAACAATGAAATACGAAACAATATTATTAATTGCTCTTGCTCAGTTCTTTTTAATGCTGCCAACAGCTTTTTATTTACTATCTTTAAACATGCCTAGCTTATTTTTTTCAATAATGATGCTATCTGGAATGTTTACAATAATAACTATTTACTATCCATTAATAACAATTCACAACAACGATAAGGAGTAACTAACAATGAAACTACATCATACAAAATATAAACAAAACTATGTAAATTATATCTTAGATACAATAGACGAAGATATCAACGGCAAGCCATTAATAAATAAAAAAAATAAAATAAGTTATATCTTTGAAAGATTTTATAGTGAATATGGCTGGAACGTAGAGCAGCAAGGCAAGTTAAAAGCAATGACTGAATGGCTTTCTGGCTTAGCTTTAAATATTGATTACACATATTCAGATATAATAAAACTTGCCATTGACATGGGAAGTATTGACGAAAACCCAAGCGACAAGCTGCAGGACAAAGTTTGTGAAAACTATTTTAATTTTATGGCTAATATAATTTTATCTATAGAACCAACACACGCAATAACTAAAGACAATGAAACAATTTATTTTGGCAGCAATCAAGATTGTTTTTCTAAGTTATTAGATATTCAACCATTTAGTACAGATTATGCAATCAAACATGGTGGATATAATATAACAACTAATAACTTACATTGGAGGAGCATATATAAAACTGCATAAGTAAACCTCGAAAGGCTGGAGCAATACCAGCCTTTTAAGATTTACTTGCGTAAATCACAACAACAACAGGAGTACAAACAATGACAAGATTAGATTTTTTAGCTTTATGTAATCATTACAATATTGACGTAAATATTGCTTTAGAAAATGAAGAACTTAGAGAACTTTTAAAAACTAGAGCAAGTTATGAAACAATAGAAAACTTTTTGAAGGAGGAGTTTTAACAATGAATAGACACATAAATAACTTAGCAGAACTTTATCAAGATTGGTTATTTAATAACGATATTTCAACACCATACTCAGCAGAAGAATTGCTTTATGAAAACAAAACTTTAACAGAGCATCAAAAGAAGTTTTTACAATCGTTTATTAATATCTGGTCAACAATAGACAATAAAGATTATGAGGTAAACAATGAATAAAAAACTTTTAAAGCTGCATATAGAAAATGCAACACCAAAAAAATATACATTACATGACATAATAAAACTAAATGCTGAAATATTATTGTTTCTAATGTTTTGTGTTTACTTATTCGTAATATACATAATTTGGGCATAGAGAAACGAAACAAGTTACAGGCTGGTTTATATCCTAAAAACTATTTAACTAGCCTGTAGCCTTCTTAAATCGCTATTAAACAACTAAAGGAGTACATAACAATGACTAAAAAATATTATCCCCATGTATGGGATTTAACATTTTGTCTTATGGATATAGACGGAAATCCAAAAAAAGACAAAGAGGGAAATATAATTTTGTATGAGGATCACAAGATGGATTGTAGTTCAATTTGTGATTTTGTTGATGAAAATAATTTAACACAGATAAAAGAGAAAGAGCAATGATAAGAGAAAGCATAACCAAAGAACAGTATAAGCAAATACGAACACGGCTAAAATACACACAAGCTGAATTTGCAACAGAACTGGGAATAGATAAACAAACAGTTTCCAGACATGAAACAGGAGAGAGAGGTATAAGTAAAACTATAGCTATCTTGATTGGTTACATATTTGAGAAACAAAAATAGGAGAGAAAGATGAAAAGAGAGGATAAAATTAAATTTATTATTGAGCAAGAAAAAGCAGCAAATAACTCTTGGAAGTGGATTAAGACGGCAGATGATAAAACAATTAATGAACTTTATGATTATTGGACACAAGAATTATAAGAGAGAAAGACGCATAGTATTACATACTAAGCATAGTATAATATGCAATACATAATATACTATTAGAGCAATACTATAATATAGTTTATTAATTATTATAGTAATAGATACTAAGCATAGTATATGCAATGCTTAGTATACTAAGCATAGTATATAAACTATTATAGTACTAGCATAGTATAGTATATATGCCGTAGCATAATAGACTGGAGGGTAACATGGAAAGTAAAAATCACCAAGAAAAAAATATTATTTGTTTTAGATGCAAAATTAAAATGAATAAAACAGAACTAAAAGGAGTTTACAAATG